AATACTTTAGACCGCATGACACAGCAGTAATCTCAGTTCCACAAAGAGCACCCGAAGGGGCTATCCTAAGAACAGAAAGTCCGTTCCAATTACTTGAAAGAGTAAAAAGAGTTACTCAGGATTGGGTAAGACCTGGTCATAGAAGCGGTTCAAATACACATAACGTATCCGCAACTATTAGTTTGAAACCTGAAGATTGGGAATTAGCGGGTGAGTGGATGTGGAGTAATAGAGATTACTATAATGGGTTATCAGTATTACCATATGACGGTGGTACATATATTCAAGCACCATTTGAAGATTGTACTAAAGATGAGTTTGAAAAATTATTCTCAAAATTACATAGTATTGATTTATCTAAAGTTATTGAATTAACCGATGAAACAGATTTAAGTGGCGAACTAGCTTGTGCTGGAGGAGCTTGTGAAATTAAATAAGAATTGATGAATAACATTGAAACAAAAATAAGGGAGAAGAATAAACTTCTCCCTTCTGATTATTATATAAATGATGAAGGATTATTAGTTTTTACAGAAACCTATCATTTAAATAGAGGATATTGTTGCGGTTCAAGGTGCAAACATTGTCCATATGAACCTAAATCTCAAAAAGGAAACACTATACAAAAAAATAATAACACATAATATTTATCATTATGGCAGATGGTAGAACATATGGTGTTAATTTTCCTTTTAAAGATTCAGATGTTGGATATTATTTAGATTTATCTGAATTCTCTGATGAAGAGATTAGGTCAAATCTAATTCATTTATTATTAACTAGAAAGGGGTCAAGATACTTTTTACCTGATTTTGGAACAAGATTATATGAATATATTTTTGAACCACTTGACGGACCAACCTTTTCAGGGATTGAAGATGAGATAAGAGAAACTGTTTATAAGTATATTCCAAAATTAATTATAAATAGAATCCAAATTAAACCAGCAACTGAGGATACTGGTGATGGGATGACTAATGACCCAAATTTAATTCCTACAACAGATAGGGTATATGCAATAGGTGTTAAAGAATATACTGCGGTTATTAGAATTGATTTTACAATAAATGATGGTGTTTTTGGAAAAAAAGATTTCGTAATTATTAATATTTAATATAGATGGCAAATAAAAAAATATCCTATACTGTAAGAGACTTTGCAGCAATAAGAACGGAATTGGTTAATTTCGTAAGAACTTATTATCCCGACTTAATAGACAACTTTAATGATGCATCTATATTTTCCGTATTTTTGGATTTAAATGCCGCGGTTGCGGATAACCTACATTTTCATATAGATAGAAGTATACAAGAAACAGTTCTTCAGTATGCACAACAAAGGTCATCTATTTTTAATATTGCAAGAACTTATGGTTTGAAAATACCAGGATTAAAACCCTCGGTTGCAATAGTAGACTTCTCAATAACAGTTCCCGCTTTTGGCGATAAAGAAGATTTAAGATATTGTGGCATTTTAAGAAGAGGAAGTCAAATCTCAGGCGCTGGAATCATTTTTGAAAATGTAAATGATATTGATTTTTCATCACCATTTAATGCCGAAGGTTTACCAAACAGATTAAAAATACCAAATTTTGATTCTAATAATAATTTAATTAATTATACAATTACAAAAAGAGAATTAGTCGTTAACGGAGCAACAAAGGTATTTAAGAGAACAATCACATCAACTGATGTTAGACCATTTTTAGAATTATTTTTACCTGAAAAAAATGTTTTAGGGGTAACTAGTGTCTTATTAAAAGACGGGACAGATTATGTTACAACCCCAAGTGTTGACGAATTTTTGGGATTGGCAAATCGTTGGTATGAGGTTGACGCATTGGCTGAGGATAGGATATTTGTTGAAGACCCTACAAAACCATCTGACCAACCAGGAATCAAAGTTGGAACATACATTCAAACAAACAATAGATTTATAACCGAGTATACACCTGAAGGATTTTTTAAAATGACATTTGGGGGTGGAAATACGTCGGCAGAATTTCAATTGGCTCAATTTACATTAGGAGATAAACCATTAAGTTTAGAAAATTATTTAAATAACTTTTCTTTAGGTTCAACATTAAAATCAAACTCAACACTATTTGTTCAATATAGAGTTGGGGGAGGGTTGAATACAAACTTAGGTGTTAATACTATTAACCAAATAGGTAACGTATCATTTTTTGTTAATGGTCCTTCTGATTCAATGAACACTTCGGTTGTAAACTCTTTAAGATGTACTAACACTACCGCAGCAATAGGTGGTTCAAATCAACCTTCATTGGAAGAATTGAGAAACTATGTTGCATTTAATTTCGCGGCACAAAACAGGGCGGTAACTGTTAGAGATTATGAAGCTTTAATTAGAAAAATGCCATCACAATTCGGAGCACCAGCAAAAGTTGCAATAACTGAAGAAGAAAATAAGATAAGAATTCAAATGCTATCTTATGATTCTACTGGTAAACTAACCCCAATTGTATCTAATACCTTAAAACAAAACGTTGCAAATTACTTATCAAATTATAGAATGATAAATGATTACATATTCATTGAATCTGCTCAAGTTATTGACCTATCCTTTGATATTTCAGTCGTATTAGACTCAACTCAAAACCAAGGCACAGTAATTGGTAATATTGTAAGTAAAATTTCGGCATATTTAGACCCAGGAACAAGACAACTTGGACAAAATGTTTATTTATCAGAAATAAAAAGAATAGTTCAAAGTGAAAATGGTGTTATAACTGTATCAGACATTAAGGTTTACAATAAAGTCGGTGGACAATATTCATCTTCGGAGACATCACAACCATATATAAATGTTGCAACAAAAGAAATAGGTCCTATTGACGATACTATTTTTGCACAACCAAACCAAATATATCAAATCAGATATCCAAATGTGGATATTACTGTGAGAACTAAGAACTTCAAGACTGTTAATTTCTCCTAATAAATTTATTTTTAACATTTATGTTCTATCTTATAGAAAATAGTGATTAAACTATTTATCTTAATATGGGTAAATCATACAGAATTAGAACTAATGTTAATCAAGATAGACAAATTGTTGTTAATCTTGAACAAGATTATGAATTTATTGAAATATTATCATTAAAGATTAAACAAAGCGACTTATATATTAGAAATTGTTCTAATTATGGAGTTGTTGTTGGTAGAGTAACCGCAAATAATGGATACGGAATACCAAATGTTAAAGTTTCAGTATTTATTCCTGTTTCTGATGATGATGCCGCAAACGAAGTTATAAATTCAATATATCCGTATAAAGATATTGCATCTTTGAATGAAGATGGATATAGATATAATTTATTACCACACGAACCATCATACCCTGGTCACGCCGCGACAGGAACTTTTCCATCAAGATTTGATGCATTAACTAATAGTACCGCTATTGAAGTTTATGAGAAGTACTATAAATTCACAGTTAAAACCAATAGTAGTGGTGACTATATGATTTTTGGCGTGCCAGAAGGAAGTCACACCATTGTGATGGATGTTGACCTATCGGACATTGGTGACTTTTCTTTAACACCGCAAGATTTAATAAGAATGGGGAGAGCAACAGAGGACCAAGTTAACGGACCATTCTTTAAAACATCGTCAAATTTAGGTGAATTACCACAACTTGTAACATTAAATAAAGAGACATATGTTAGACCATTATGGGGAGAGGACGAAGTATGTCAAATAGGAATTTCAAGAGTTGATTTTGACCTTAGTGGTGAAGCGGGAATTAGAATTGAACCTACCTCTGTTTTTATGGGTTCAATTTTTAGTACAACACAAAAAAATGCGATTAAAAGTAATTGTTCAGTAAAAAAAACTGCAGGAGAACTTTGTTCATTAATTACAGGTCCTGGAGAAATTATTGCTATTAGACAGACAATATTCCAAGACAGCAACGGTCTACCAATTTTAGAAGAAGCTGAATTACCACAGGGTGGTAAATTGATTGATGAAAATGGGACATGGATGTTTGAACTACCAATGAATTTAAATTACGTAACAACTAATGAATTTGGTGAACAAATATTGTCGGATGACCCAAATGTAGGTG